TCGCCTCGGGTGCTTGCACGTCTACCGCTGGCGCGGCATCCGTTACGGGCAGTTGATCTGCGTCCATTTGATTCCTGTGGAATCCCCGGTCAGCCTGGCCGGTAAGGATGCGCGGAATATACCACGCAAATTACTCGCCGCGCGCCTCGCGTTCCATCGGGGCGTTGCGGTATCCGTATTTCAGCACTTGGTAGGCATAGGTTGCGTAGTATTTCACCGTGCCCATGCGCTGCCATTGCTTCCAGTGCGTCTGTTCGTGCCGGATCAGGCTATCGCTGTACATGTGCTCCGGCAGGATGTAAATCCCGAACGGAGCCAGCGCCACGCCCGCAAAGCCCGTGCGGCGCAGCACCCACGCAATCAGACCACGGGCGGGTTTGGGTGTCACGTCAGCGGCTCCGAGGTGGCCACAGGCTCAGGCGGAATGATGCGCTGCAACCCCAGCCGCGCCAGCGCCGTCTGCCACGGCTCGTCCGTCACGTCAGATGCGGCATACATGAACTCGATGGCCTCAGGCGTCACCTCCAGCCCGGCTTCAGCACAACGCTCGGCGGTGATTTGTGGGTAGCCAGGGCTGTACTCCGTCTCCACCCACTGCCCAGGCTGATCGGGGTCTGGTTGCTCCCAGGCCCACGCGCTGAACGGCGCCAGCTTGGCAAAGCCCTCGCTCACGCCACCGCTGCTGATGTAGTGCGTGGCAGGCTCATCGCCAGTGGGCGACAGGCCGACTTCAAACATGCCCTCGTAGGGCAAGCCGCCCAGCGTGGAGCAGACTAGGCGGGCCAGGGGGGCTTCTTCGGCGCTGGTGATTAAAGTTCGGAAGACGTCCATCAGTAAGCTCCAGTTCGGGAATTGACCCACGCCTCTGTTGCTTCAATCTGGCTTGTGCTTAGGTTGGGGCCGAAGCGGGCGATGAGAGATGACAGCCATCCATTGAACGGCAACGTGGTGCCGCTTCGCATGCCAATGTAAAGCGGAGCATTAGCAAAATTTCCAGTGCCTTGATCCGTTGCACTAGACGCAACTTGCGCACTGTTAAACCTAAAAATGCAGGTATCCGTACTTATTTCTGAAATTCCAGTCATTACGCAAGTTTGAGGTGCCGCGTAAATTGCATTATTTACTTCAGCAGTGGAGCTATTTGTTCCTGCAGACCTAAAAGCAAAAGTCGGAGCAGTTTGATTGGGTGCGTTCAAATTCCAATTTGGGGAGCCGCCGCTGTTGTGTTCTGCAACAATTCCGCGATTAGCATCACTCAGTTTTCGCACCCCAGCAAACACTTGTACCTTGTCCGTGCCGGGGACGATGTTGTTAGTCTCCATAAACCACGACAGCCCATCAAACGCCAGATACGGCAAGAACCCCGCAGTGTCGTACACCGTCGCTGCGGCTACGCGCTGGTAGGTGGGGCCGATCAGGCCCGTGGCTTGGCTGGCGGGGCGTAGGTCTGCGCCCCAGACTAACAGGTCCATTGTTTGTGGCGATACATTACCAACAAGTTGCAAGCGGTATGATGCAGAACTTGATGCCGACGCCAGGGCATGCACGCGCGTAATGCGTTTCCACCCATTACCAACATCTTCAATGTTTGATGTAGGAACTACACCAGACGCCAACAAACCAATGTTTGACGCAAGCAGTTGTTGATCCGTAGTTGAATCTAACGGCTTAACGTAAATGACCGTTGTATAAGAAATTGCAGCAACAGAGATGTTGAGCGCTGCAATACCAGATCGGTCACTAGATGTTGTGCCACCACCAAGATTGAACTGTATGCGTTCAGCGGTTTGTGTGCCGTCTGGCGCAATACCGTAGTTTGCGGTGACGGTGGGCTGAAGGCCCGTTCCTTGCCACGTTTCAAGAGCAGTCACGTTTGACCAAACTGAACTGTTATCAAACTGCTCCGTATAAGTCAGCAAGTTATACCGCGCCGCCAGCTTCGGGCGTTTCAGGGAGTTGGTTTGAAAGGCGTGGTTGCCGGGGAGTTCGCGGACGGAGATGTTGTCAAAAATAGAAGTAGTAAGATCGTTTGTCCACAAATTTACTCTAAGTGTGGTGCTCGTGGCATAAAGCAAAAATTCTTTAACCCCCGCTCCTGAAGAAAAACTTTGCGGCGCAAAGCCTGTATATGATGCGTTAGCAGCATCAGTAAACGAAAAAGCAGCTCCGTTATTTTGAATAATCTGTATGCTAATTTTGTACCATTTGTTTGCAATGGTTGTTGTGCTTTGCCCAAACGTATTGATTGGCGTAATTCCTCCAGAACGTGATACGTTTACTGCACCAGACACAACTGTTGCTGTAATGTTCGGTCCTGTCGTCCAACCAGTAGTCGTCCCCGACGAAAAATCCCCATTCGTCACCAACTCCGGCCCCAGCACCAACCCCTTCGACTTATCCAGCATCAGCCCCACAAACTGCTCCACGCCAGTGACGGGCGTGGTGCCTGCGGAGTCTTGGAACAGCGTGCTGTAGTCGCTGGGGTCGTACCAGGCGCCTTGTTCGCCGGCGGCGAAGAGAGACGACGGGTCAAACGGAGAGATGCCAAACCCGGCTACCGAACCCAGACCAATGGGCAGGCCGTTGCGGATGGGTATACCGAAGTAGGGCATCGCTCAAACTCACTGGATGTTGATGGGCTTGGCGTACACGGTGCCGCCGCCGGCAACCTGGATCGCGCTCACGCGCCACGGTGCGCCCGTGCCCTGCGGCACAGCAAACGGGATCGGCGTGTTCGGCGGGATCGGCGTGTCGGCCGTGGTGGCGGTAACGCCCTCACCGACGCGGATATAGGCAGCAGTCGAAGACCACACCACCACGCCCTGCGGGCCGGCGTTCCAGCCCGTGGTGCTGCCGGCAGTGCCGGTGTACGAGGCGGTCTGGGCCGCAAACGCGGCGTCGTTCAGGGGCTTCAGCAGTTCCACAGTGTGTCCTTTCGCGGCGTCAGGCCAGGAATTTCAGCTTGTACAGGGTGCTGTAGAACAGCGCCAGAATCTCGTCGATGATGTTCTGCAACGGCGTGCATTCCTTCTCGACCACCTCGTAGCGGGTCGACATGATGGTCTCCACCATGTCCTCAAGGAATTCCACCACGTTGTTCGTCTTCTTGGCCGACTGCAGTTCGATTGGGCCGATCAGGCCGTACTTTCCCTGATACGCCTCGGCAAAGTCGTCAGCCAGTTCAATGATGCCGATGTAGAACTTGTTCAGCGCCTTGTGCTTGGCGTACGAGCGGGTGTTTAGATGCACGCTGTGCGTAACATCCCGCGCAAGAAACAGGTTGCCGATAAACGCTTCGCAACTCATACCGGCACTCCTTCAACTGGCGGCATATTGGGCATCTGGCCGCGCATGGCCACAGACATATCGCCCACCGTTGCAATGTCACGCATGGTCTGCATAACCACTTCCTGCACTTGCTCCGGCGTCATGCCGGTCTGGACAGCTTGCAAACGGCGGGTTTCGGCTTCATAAGCCTTGATCTCGGCCTCAGACTCGGCCTTGAACGTGTCGACGCGCATCTTTTGCGCTTCCATCGACTGGGCGACATTTTGCAACATCTGCTGCATCGCGCCCATCTCCTGCATCAGCGTCTGAATCTGCTGATTCGCAGCCTGCAGCGCAGGGTTGTCCTGATCCTGCAGCAGCTTCGGGTCGATGGTCTTGCGCAGGCGCTCTGCCAGTTCCTCAGACCCCGGCCAGTCCATGTTCTTCACGAACAGGTCGCCGGCCACGGCCCACAACTGCGGCGAGCCTTGCAGGATCTGCGACATCGCGTCCATCGCCTCCTGGCGCTTCGTCAGGTACGACGGACCCGTGGTCACCACGACATCGTACTTGCCGACGCCGGGGTTGTAGATCTTCTCGATGACGATGCCCGCCTCGTCGCGGATCTCGCGCACAGGCTCCTGCTGCATCGGATTGATCTTGGCCATGCCGGTCTGGCCGTCGATGCCGATGATGCGCGCGATACGCTGCGTGTCGTAGATCTTCGGGATCAGGTCGATGATCTGGCGCGTCACATGACGTATGGCGCGTGCCAGATTGTCCACGTAGTGATACGTGCCTGTGTCACTCTGAGCCTGACGAGCCAGAATAGCGCGGCCCGAACGTTCGTTGGAAGTCGCGCCGAGGGAAGGGTCGTACTGGCCCGTCGTGGCCTTGATGTCATCCGCAGCCCCCATCTTTGCCGCAATCAGCCCCTGCTGGGCCATCGGCGGCTGCGCACGCTGCGGCAGCGGAAACGAGTTGCCCGCACCGTCTGTAGCGTCAGGATTGACCTCCAGATACGGCCAGTTTTGCGTGTTCGCCGTGCGCCACTGCTGCTCGTAGCCCTCAAACTGGCCACCGTAGCCGATGAACGGAGCCTTGGGTGCCAGCGCCAGCATCTCTGCTTCCTGCGACACCCAGTAGTTGTACATCCGCTGCGCGTCCTTGGCGTTGCGCACTAAGCCGCTGATGTGAATCTCGCCGTCGACCTCAAACTCGTTGCCGATCACGCGGATTACCGGAATCCACTTGCCGGCCCAGTCCTGCTCTTCCAGAACCTCAAAGCCGTTGGTTTTCATCCACTTCACGCGCTTTTGCGTCGACTCCCGCGTGCGGATGGGCTCCATGCCCATCATCTCCATCTGCTTGGCCTCGGGCGAGTCCGCAAACGCAGTGATGCCGCCAGGGTACATGTTCAGCGTGGCGCGCTCTTCAACGATGTAGAAATACTCGGCGATCCGAACGGTGTTTTCGTTCAGCCAGTACCCCATCGAGCCATCGCCCACCGCAGACGAGCGCAGCGACGTAATCGGCGTCGCGTCAGGGAACATGCGCTCAAACTCTTGCGTCGTCAGATCCTGCGTGATGAAGCAATACCGCGCATCCGATCCGCACGGGTCTTGGATCATCGGGTCCATGTACACGCTGAACGCATTACGGATGCGGCCGATCCGAATATCCTGATCGAACGTGTTCTCGTCGCAATACTCGGTCAGCAGGCGAATGAAACCCTCGCCAAACGTGACCTGATTCTCGCAGGCAGTGTCGTACGCCACGTCGGCATCGGACATGTACTCAATGTGCCGCACGATGCCGTCAAAAATTTCCGCGACCTGCGGATCGGCGCGATCGTCGGCAGGAATGACCTTGCCGGAGGGCCGGTTCTGGCGCTGCTCGTTGGTGACCGTTCTGACGTGCTGCGGCAGTTTGTTGATCGTCAGGCACGGCCTGGCGTTCACCGTCTGGCCCTGCACGCTGCCGCGCGTTGCCAGCACGTCCTGCGGCCACTGCCAGTTGTTGTCCGGGCTTCCCGCCATGAACCGCAGGTCGTCCAGTTCCGCAGAGCGCGAATTGCTGTACGCAGACTGCGCCATCGCCATGCGCTTGCGCATCTCGGCAAGCACATCCGTGCGGTCAGTGCCGCCGTTGGCTATCTTGCGCGCCCCGACGACGCCGTTATCGGTTGCCATGCTGCGTTACTTCTTTTTCGCGGGCTTTTGAGCCGCCTTGCGTTTGACGTCGTAGCTTATCGCAAGCGCCTGTTTCTGAGGTTTGCCGTGCGCCATTTCCGTCTTCACGTTCTTGCGAAACGCCTCTTTCGACGCAGATTTCACCAGCGGCATGATCATTTTCCTTTCTTGGCAGTCTTTGCAGACTCGCGGAACGCTTTCGCCGTGGGCGCGCCTTTGGCCCCAGGTTTGCGCATCTTTTCGCCGCTGCCGGCCGCAATGCGCTCGCGTTTGGCGTGAATATTGGCGTACAGACCCGGTTTCTGCGGCATAATCAGCACTTCCAGCGTTTCATGGCGGCCTTTGCGCGGCTGCCGGGTTCGGATTTCGCCGCGATCGGAGCCATTCGCGCGCAAAACGACGCCTTGCGGCCCTTATCGGCCTCCGTCTTCGGGTTCGGCGCAGGCGCCTTCAGGTTCGACCCGGTTTCGCGGTTGTACTTCTGGCGACCTTTTTCCGTCAGCCCAGCGCCACGGCTTGCGGGCAGCTTTTCGCCGCGACCTACGCTCAGGGATACGGACTTCTTCGCCACAACCGGCCTTTCAGTGAGCCATCCACCCGGCAGACTGCATCGCGCCGCCGTACGACGACACCGTGCGCGTCTGCGCTCTGGCATTGTACTCCCGATGATATACCGGAAACGCGAACGTGCAAGCCAGTGCGTCCGCAGCGTCTGGGCTGGCCAAGCCGCGTTTTTTCATCTGCTCCTTCGTCTCCAGCGCGATTGCCCCAGACGAGTCAGGCCGCGTCCTCGGGCCTGTGAGATCCTTCTTCAGCACGCGATCCGGCTTCAGCGACGCGGTTTTCAGCCACTGCCGCATCCCGCCCCAGAGTTCTGCCCGTTTGTTCTGGTACATCACCGGGTTCTTCGCTTTCCAGCCAAAATTCACCCCGCGCACCATCTTATAGCGCTGCTCCGTTAGCCGATCCAGCACGCCCGCACCGAGCCCGCCCTCGTCCACCACCACCAGCGTGGGCCGGTGATCCTCGATCGCCTCGATCACGTGCCCGACCACGGTCATCGTGTCATCGCCCCGGAACCGACGAATCTCCAGCAGTTCGCGCCCGCGCCTGGCCACAATAATCGTGGAATCCGTCCCGAACCGCGCCGGGTCTACCCCCAGCACCACCGGCGCCTCGGGGTCGCGCTCGGCCGCACGGCTCATCGCCTCGTCCACCAGCCGCATCGGAATGAACTGATACTCATCGGCCCCCGGAAACTCGCCGTACACCTCGACCATTGCCTGCGGCGAATCCTCGCCGTACTCCGCAATGATTTGCTCGTACACGCCTTTATCGGTATCCTCAACCGTTCTAGCGTCGATATTCAGCGTTTCCCAGAAATCCCGCTTGGCATTGAAACACTCAAAAAAATACCCCGAGTTTCGCCGTGGGTTACTGAACGCGCACCAGAACCTGTGCGGCGTGTTTTCCGTGAAAAAGCCTGCAGCCACGCTCCAAATCGAGTCCGGGATACCACTGGCTTCGTCGAACACCACCATCATGCCGTCGTCGTTGTGAGCCCCAGCGTAAGCGTCCGGGTTTTCCTCGCTCCAGAGCTTGCCCTCCGCGCCCCAGTACCGCGTGCCCTTTTTCAGGTCGCGCTCCACCAGTTCCGTCAGCCATTTTGCCGGCACGATGCGCGTGGCGCTGATCTCAAACCAGTGCGAGTGCATGATCATCGCCAGCCACTTCGTGATCTCGGCCCAGGTCACGCTGCGCAACTGCGCCTCGCTGTTCGCTGAGACGATCACGCTGGACCCAATGCGGGTACTCAGCATCCAGAGCACCAGCCAACTGACCAGCGCCGACTTTCCGATCCCCCGTCCCGAGGCCACCGCCAGGCGCATCACCTCGTACATATCCCGCGACCCGTTCGCCGCAATGTGATCCCGGATCTTGCGCAGAATCTCCCGCTGCCAGCGTCGCGGGCCAGTGCGCTTTTCCAGCGGCGTACCGCGCTCACCCCACGGCAGCGAAAACATCACCCACGCCTCCGGATCGTCGCGGAGCTTGGCGCTCCACATGCGAGCCATGAGATTCTGCTCTTCCTGCGGGGTGTATTTCGGGGTCTGCATTTATATCGGCGCGTATCGGCTCATATTGGCTCAAATCGGCGCGTATCGGCCAAATTTCATTGGCTCAGTTTGGCTCACACTTCCGCCCCCAGTGATTCCCGCGCCAGCGGCAGCGACTTCGGCTCTACGATCACCGCATCTTCGATCGCCTGCACGCGCCTCTGCGCCTGCTCCAGGGCCGCAGTGATCGATATCTGCTGGCTGACGTCCACCTGAACCTGCTGCTTCGCGACCCACTCGTGGCGGTGGCGGAGAAACTCCAGCGCAGCCTTCGCGTCGCCATTCTCTGCGGCTTCGAACACCACGCGGGACATCGACATCTCACTGTCGGCGCGGCCCTTCATCTCCGCAATCTCGGCCGTGCGATCCATCAGCTTCAGCCGCGCAAACTCCTCCGGCAGCAAGCCCGCAGCCAGCGCCAGCGATTCACCTTTCAGGCCGAGCCTGGCACCCTCGTAAATGCGCTCCAGCACCGCTGGGGTGGCTTTTAGCTCGCGGGCGCGGATCGGTAGATCTCGGAACATGGTGGGAAGTGTAATGCAGCATCCAGTGAAATGCGATTGCCGGGAAACACTGCGGCGTAACTAAAAAAATTTGTGCGGGGGGTCCCTGACCTTTCGCCGCTCGGCTCGGACCCCACCGGGGGGCCTCCGGGGGCCGGGGGCTCTCGCTCGCCTCCCATACCCCCTTCGGTATCGCATACCCTACCCCGCACCGTATCCGCGGCCGTCGGCTTGGTGCGCTTGGCGCCCGCCCTGGTCCGTCCTGGCCATGCCGGCAGCGCGTCAGCGCAGGGTCTGCAGCGGTCCGTCGGGGTCGGTCGGGGCGCCGCTGTCCCCGTGGCAGGTGTGGCAGTCCCAAAAACGTCGGAATGCTTTTGCGGTGGCAGTGCCACATTTGCCACAGGTTGCGCCCGGAAAGTGTGGCAGTCTGCGTGGCAGTCCTGTGGGTGCCGATAGGCCCCGCTAAGTTGTTGATTTATAAGGGCGTGGCACCCGTGGCAATTGTGGCAGTGCGATCCTAGAAGCATATATACGTACGTATAATTATGTATACTGTATACAATCCAAAACCTCCCAATGCTTTTCTGATGGCATTGCCACAATTGCCACGCAGAGTAAAGCGTCACCGCCACCGCAAAGCCACAGACTAGGCACATCACTGCCACGCCCCCGATTTGTAAGGTTCACGTCAGGATCCCGCGCGACACTGCATTCACTGGCTGCACGGTGCGGCCGATGAAGGGGAAGACGATGACGAAGCGCGAAACGGAAGACAGGATGTTCGTGGTGTTCGGCGGCGTGTTCTGCGCGCTGCTGATCGCGTGCTGGGCAGCGCTGGTGATGGCGCTGATCTGACGACACTGGGGGCTTCGGCCCCCTGCATTGAGGAGATACGGCGATGACACCATTGGAAGCTACCCGCGCCCTGCGGGCGCTATTGCGGGCTAAGCGCTCCGTGCTGCTGGTGCAGCATGCCAACGGCCGCGCGCTGTGGTCCGTGCAGCCTGGCGCTGCACTGCGGGCCGCGCTTGGGTTTGGTAGTGGCCTGGCAGCCGACGGGCTGGAATTGACGCGCGCCAGCAGTGTGACGGGCGACGCGTACGCTGTGGGGTGGATTCTGATCGACACGCGCGCTGTGGTGCGCTGATAACCTGCGGGAGTAATGACGATGAAGCTTACGTGTGACGGATTGTTTCGCAGCCGCTATGGCACGAAGCCTGTGGTGATGTGGCTGACGCGTGTGGCTGGCGGCATGTGGGCTTTCCGATCGGAAACCACGGGCCGGATTGAATGGGGGACTGCGGCTGCAGATAAGTACACAGCGGCAAAGCTGGCCATGAAGATTTTTGCTGATTACAGGCCTGAGCTGTCGTTATACGAGTCCCCTGCTGACGACCTGTTCGCTTGGATTGACGCTCAGCCGCCCGTACCTTTTGTGGCGCTGGCAGATATCAGCCGATAAGACCCCAGCCGCTCGCCCCGCGTGCGGGGCTTGCGGGTGCGGTTTGCACCGGTAACGAAAGGAGTGACGAGATGACCACGACACTGACAAGCTTGCGCAGCATCCAGTCTGGGGACACGCGATACGCGGTCCTGGAGACCGATCAGATGCTGGTGCAGTTTGCGATGCACGAAGGCGAGACTGCCTCGCAGGCTGTGGAGCGACACATCGTCGAACTGGAGCAGAAGGCGAGCATCATGAGCATGCGTGCTCAGCGCATCCGTGCCGGATTGGCGCAGGTTTGAAGACCACGGGCCCACGGGCCCGATAACCTGGAGAGACGAGATGACCGACAGAGATTACGTGATCCGGGCTTGCGAGATTGGCGGGATCGACCTGATCAAGCCCACGAAGCGATCCCCTGGGATCGTAGTGACGGACTACACCCGTAGGGTGAGCGGGGTTCACCCGAGCGTCATTGACGCTCAGACCTGGAAGCAGGCCCGTGGGCAGGTGGACGCCTATTTCCGATCGGTTGCGGATGCGAGGTGAGCAGATGACCCCGATGAAACAGACCCTGTACCGCACGGCCGAGATGCGGAACCACGTTCACACTGACGGCGGCACGGCCGACATTCCTGCGGGAACGTGCGTAGCCGTGCGCTACGCAGGATCCGCGCGACATCCATGGTTGCGCACCACGATGGATCGCTACGCTGTGACGCATGCCGGCATCGAGCACGGCGTTTTTTGGGAGCGGGATCTCTGCCGGTTTGTGCTGTAAGCCCCGCGTCAGGATCCACGCTGATACTGTGACCACGGCGCCGGTGAGCGCCGATAACCTGAAGGAGTGATGATGAGAAAAGTAATGTATTTCGGCGAAATGATCGACTTGGACGCTGCCCGTGTCCTGATGGACGACGACTTGGCAAACGAGGTCCACGCGACCGTGGAATCCGATCAGGAATTCATGGATGAATACGCAATCGCGCACGCTGCACGTTATGGCGTCGATTTCGTTCTGAACTGAGAGCCTGACCATGCACGACACCCCCCTAACCCTGCGCGATGCCCTGTTCGCCTGCGCACTGGGGCTCGCCCTAGGCGCCCTGGTGGCGTTTGGCTTATGAGCCCCGCCGAAACCCCACCAGAGCCCGCAGAACGGCCCCTGTGGCCGTTTCCGCCCCGCCTGCTGGACTACCCCTGCCTCCCGCCTGGCGCGCGTCCTGTGCGCGTTCCTGCGGGGCCGCCGGCTGATATGCCGGATGCTCTGTTCTGAAAGCCCCGCCAATGATCGAAACCGTAAACCACCGAGCCCCAGACCCCGCCCTGCTGCGCGCAGTGCGCAGATGTGCCGATGCCTCGTTTACGCAGAGCCTGGACACCCTCACGCCTGACCTGCTGCCGCAGATCCCCGGCTACCGGCCGCATCTGCCGTCGAACTGCTGCCTGAAAATGCGCAGCGTCGAGCCGCACCGCGACGACTGGCAGGATCCCTGCTCGCTGCGTGGGCGCAGGCCCCCGCCCTATCGGGCGCTGTTCTGGCTGCTGCAAGGACAGCTGTACCTGCAAGTGTCCGATGATGATGTCCGGCTTTACCCCGGAAACTGGGTGCTGTTCGACGATCGCCGCCTGCACTGCGTTGTCGCTGATCGCCAGTGGGTCGGTTTGGCTGTCCAATATGTAAAGGAGCCCCGCCGTGCTATCGTTCAAAAATCTTGAACTCACACCCGATCAACTTGGGGTCGCCCGCGCTGCCGCTGATCGCGTGTTTCGCGCTGCCGAGCTGGAGCCCGATCAGTGCTGGCGCCACGTCGTCAGCATGATGGCAGGCGGGTTGTTCTCGCGTCGCCCCGTGGCCGTCTGGCACGATGCTGAGGATCGCGCCGTTCGCGCAGCGCTCGGTAGCTGGCGACACGCGCCGCTGAACGCCATGATGGACTGGACGCCTGAGGCGCCCCCGCAGGCCCCGAAACCCGCGCAGGAGGCCGCGCAATGATCCTCGCCGGCTTGGCTATCCTGCTGGCGCTGTTGCTCGCGCTGGCGCTCGACCTATAATCCGCGTGCCGCTTTGGCGGCTGTCTCCTCCTTCCGGCGCGAGCCGGTTTGCCCCGGATTGAGCTTGCTCTCCGGGGCTATTTTTTAGCCCGCCCGATAGAACGGTCGGACATCTGGCCTCGATGCCAGATGCGTCTCCGTGGCGTCCCGCGCGTCGGATTTGCTGCCGCTCCAGTCTGGCGCTGCCCAGATGTGGCGCGCAGTCTGATAGGTGCGGCTTTTGCACAGGCCGAGATCCGTCCACCCAGCCTCGGCTAGCGCGTGCTGCAGCGCCTGCAGGTTGAGCCGGATATGCGTCGGCGCCTGATTCTGCAGGCGGTCGACCACTGGTTGCCACGGGCCGCTGATCAGTCCGAGACGGAACTCCTCGATTCGCTTTTCGATGCGCTCGATGAGCCATGCTTCGGCTGCGCTGCGCCCGGTGTTGACCATGATCGACTTAGCCTCCGTCCACGGCGGTGTTGCGCCCGGCTGAAAGCGCGAGACATCCCGCCGCCGCAGATACAGCGCCCCGGCCTGGAGCCCGC